CCCAGTTAGCTCGTTATACTTCTCTTTTACTTGGTCTGGGTCTGATGAGGCATCTTGCAAATCTATATCAAGGTAGAATCCTGACACTTGAAGCTTCCTAATATCGTTAGGACTCTTCTTCATTACATGTGTAGCACGTTCACAGGTTGCTAAATCAGACGCACCATAACTTACAACGAAATCTTCAGCAGGAACGAACATACTGCAAGGTCTTCCCATCGTGGGATCGTAGTAAACTTTCCTAAACGCAGAGCCAGCCAAAGGTAGCGAAAACAGCATCCTCTCCGTTTCGGTGCGATATTCTGTCATCTTCTCAGTGACAAGATAGTTCAGGTAATCTTGGACGCGATGTGCTTGTTTTTCTTTATCATCATTAATTACCCCGACAATGCTTGTCTTTACAGGGCCACTAGCAGGAAACAGTTCTTGTATGGATTGAGACTGAAACCTAATAACTGCCTCTGTTAAAAGGGGATGGAACACACCACATGCCCCATCCCAGGGGGTAGTTCTTTCTTCATGCTTCAAGCCAAGCAGTTCAAGTCCGTCTATGTAAGACCTTTCCCAATCTGCTCTGCTTTCTTTGTCTGTCTTGTATTGACCTATCAGGTCAGATGCCATGATGTTTAATTCTTTTGGATCAACCACTTCCGCTAGATTCGCATCATGGGACAACCCCATCATCTCGCCCATACTGGGATCAAAGTCGATTAACACACCGCCATCGGGCGTTTCAATAGAAACCGACTCAGGGTTTTCTATTTCAATCTCAACTTCGCCCATATCCTGATTTACAGGTAGGGGCGTACCCAAGGGGCGATCAATAGCCATTTAGCCGTCTTTCCTGAAAGGTTGAGGTCTAGCCGCACCAGATCCTCTAGCCATGTTCCCTTTGATTTTGCCGCCAGCCATATAGCCTTTGGTCTTGCCGCCTTTAGCCATTCCCTTGGTTTTTCCACCTTTAAAATAACCTTTTGTTTTGGGAACCTTGCCGCCAGCCATCATCTTGCCTTTTCCGTCAGCCGCAAAAAATGGGACTTGCTTGCCATCTTTCTCAACCATTGGCAGTTTCTTACCTCCTGCCATTTTCTTGGGCATCATTTTAGTACCCATCTTAGATTTCATCATCAGGTTCTCCCGAATACATGTTATCGAAGACTTGGTTTACATCTAAGGTGTAATCCAAATCAGATTTAGAATAGTGAATATGTTGTGATGGTCTGAAGTCTGGCGCACCTTCTCCTGTCTCAAACCATGCAGGATGTGTGACTCTTACCCTGTTATTGGGGAGTGCCACAATGTTACCTGTCCATTTGCCAGCGTCTAGTAATTCCATGACATGGCTTTGTTTGTGTTGTGCAGGATCATCAGCAATTTCATTGTCAGTGTAATCGACTGTAAAATAATACTTTGCGGGATAGAACTCACCGTCTATTTTCGCAATCCAAGGACAAGGCGTTGCCCGATCAAGCACATACACAGAATGTGTTCTTGAAGAACAGTCCCAAGGTTGTGCCGCCCATACAGGCATTGGCTCAGGCCATTCTTCTAGCGGTGTGTCAGCTACCAATCCTGTAAGAGGCATTCTTGCCCACATTGCACCGCCATGTATGTTTTTTTCGTTCTCGTCATCGTAAGTCTCTGCGCCAGTAAATATTATCTGGAAGCTAAGAGAGCGACACGGCATGGTAGTAACTGCAATCGCCATCGCATGAAGAAACTCTCCATGATATTTTTGATGATTGTGTGTGTATTCTTTTCTAACCCAACATTTAAAGTTTGGGATATTGCTTTGTAAAAACGGCATTAAATTAAACTTATCCTACCACCTGTTCCATAACCTTCTGGAAGCTCTGTTTTAGGCAAACGAAGCTTTGTCTCTGATGCTCTAGCTTTTAGCTCAGAACCCAAATTAGGAGGCCCAACAAAATCTTGGGCTTTTTTTAAATCCTCAAGCATCCTTTTTTGTTGCATAGCTCGAAGATATTCATCTGCAACATCTGATCCTCTTAGCTGAAGTAGCATTTGATAAGTCATGCTTTCTTCAATTTCTCTTGGGTCTCTATTGTCTACAAAGCTATCTACAAACTGATCTGCCATTTGTTCTCGCAAGAACAAAGGATTAGCAAATGGACTTTCTTCCATAATATTTGGATTAGTGCTTAAAACACGGTCAAACATTTTATTAAAAGCAGGAGCAATGTCTTTTGGTATTGAAACCATTTCCCCTCTTTTTCTGTAGACCTCAGTCATATTAAACCTCTAATAATACTCTGCTCGTCTGGAATAAAAGGGTTCTTCATCCTCATCAGACCCCAAACGCAGGAATCCTCCTTGTCTGAATCGGAGCAATGCTTGTGTTGACGAGTCAACCAAGTCATCGTGTTCGCCTGCTGGGAAGGATGCAAACTCTTCTATCACCTCTTCCGCAAACCTAGTCTCAGGACACCAGACAATGCCAGACGCAAATAGGTCTGACACTGCGTTGACCCTTGAGATCTTATCGTTTCCTCTGCTTGGCGTGTATTCGGATACAGGAATACCCATTGCTCTTAGTTCAAATATAAGAGGGGTTCCAGCCGCCTTCGCTTCAACGATGCAGGCATCGGGTTCAAATTCATTATAGAACTCAAACGCACATTTCTTTAGTTCAGGAAACTCCAGCCTTTCTTTGTATGCATCAAGTAATATGATGTTGGGCTGTGTGACTCCTGATTCATCAGGGTGGTAAAATACCCCCCATGTGGTGCAAGCAGAGTAGTCTGCTCGTTGTGTTTTTAGAAAAGCGGTGTCCCATGATTGGATGATAAACTCGCACTGAGGCGGTCTTTCCTCTTCCCACTTCTTCCACCATTCTCTTTTAACTAATGCGCTCTCTTCCGAGGACGGGTCTTGCTGATATTGTGCTTGCCATTTAGGCGCAGGCAGTTCACTACGCAGAGCTTCCAGTTCCGTTAAAGACCAGAACTCAGGCCATAGTGCATTGCCAGAAGGCATAATTGCCGGAAACTCTATTAGTTCCCATTCATCCATTCCTTCTCTTTGAACAGATGTTTTAACTATCTTTCCTGTTAAATCTCTTTTGTGCCAGCGAGTCATCACTATAATGATGGCCCCTCCTGGCTGTAATCTCTGTCTTGGCCCTGATGTGTACCACTCGTAAACCTTGTCGAAAACCCCTGCGTCTGCGCTTTGGCCTTCTTGTTCGCTGTGAGGGTCATCTATTATTAGGAGGTCTGCTCCTTTACCTGTCACAGCACCGCCTACCCCGATAGCGAAGTATTCACCGCCTTTGTTTGTACTCCAGCGTCCTGCTGCTTTTGAATCTGCCCTTAATCCTAGTTCTGGGAATATCTCTTTGTAATCTTCACTATCAACTAGGTTACGAACCTTTCGCCCGAAACCAACTGACAGTTCTGCTGTATGTGCAGTTTGTATTATTTTCTTTTCAGGGTATTGGCCCAGAAACCAAGCTGGGAGCAAATACGATGCAAACTCAGACTTTGTATGTCGAGGCGGCATATTAATAATTAATCTTTTCAGATCACCGTTGGCAACACGTTCAAAAGCTTCTGCCATGATCTTGTGATGTCTGCCTTCAATAAAAGCAGGCCAAACCTTCTTGATGAAGGGCATAAACCCTTCACGGGCGGCTTCTTTGTCTTCTGTGTCTTGTAATTCTTTTAAAAGATCAAGAACCCTTGACTGCTCTTCAACAGGCAAGTTTTTAATATTTTTTAAAAGATCGGGGTTTATCTTGTTAGATACTTGCATTTGTAAGGGGCCATTTGCTTGAGTAGCATTTCATATAAAAAAAGACAATGGCCCTTCAATCAATAAATGGCCTGTTTGTATGTGGCCCCTTATAAGTCAGCTATAGCTAGATTGTAACATACTACTACTCTTGACAAGTAAATCAAAAGATTTTTTTGAAATTTTGTAGAAAATTTTTGGGGGCATAGGATTCCTAGGTGTTTTTCTGACAAAAAAAGGGGCAAGTCATTGATTTAGAAGAAGTTTTTATTGGGAGTTTGTAATTTTACATGATTATTTGAGCGTTTTACTATGTATATATATGGCGATGCGATGCGTGACACAGGGGGGGTCGGGTCGTGAAAAAATCGAGAAACTAGTTCTCAGAAATTCAAGACATGGCCCCCCATTTTTCTAGACCTGACCCCTCGATCTAGTGCAGTTCCTCACCCTCGTCTGGCCCCTCAGCTTCTACCTGACTCTTCACTAGCAGTGCCTCGATCTCTGACGCGATCTCAGAGGCGTTTTTCTCTGACCCACTTGAGATACTCAGGTTCTCTTGGAACGCCCCTACACTGCGACCCAAAAGCTCTGCCGCTCTCATCCTCACCGCTGACGGTTCCTCCAGCATCTTGCCCTCGACTACATCGTCCAGCCAATTCACCAGCTTGTCCCTTCGAGTGACCGCTGTGCGAGCAATTTGCCTGTCCCTCTCAGCAATTAGCTGTTCATATCTTGACCTTATCTCAACCTTCGACGCCAGCCGTGAAGCAAGTGTATGGACGCTTGCGGCAGTGGTTGAGTCTGATACATCAAACGCCTCTTTGTAAGAATCACTGAGAGACATGCCGCTCGCCCATGCCCTAGCGAAATGTCGCTGTTTAGATGTCAAAGATTTTTGCTTCGCCATGTCCTACTCCTCACTTGTCAACTGCAACGATTCTAAACCTGACCCTCCAGCCTGATCCAGACCCAAGACTCATCGACTCTTTGAATCAAAAAAAGCTTGACTTTTGAAAAACAGCACCAGAGCAAATCTGAGCCGTTCTGAGAGGTTTTCACTTACCCCTTGCCGCTAGTATTAACTTGTCAATAAAACGCCTCACAGAACAAATGCCTTATGAAACAATGACTTACAGACCCCCTAAAACACTGCTTCTATATACACAGAAAAACGTGCTGGGCTAGATATTATTTTTACTATCGAAATACTATTTCTAGTATGTCCCTGATCACTCCCTCTGTCTCAGGCCGCATTCCCTCGTTCAAAAAAGTTGGCACGGTTTTAGCTCTAGTAAATATGTGAATGTTTGATGGGTTGAAAGTTTTTTTAATTATTTACTCGTCAGGTGTTGTGTTCTTAGTTCGACTATGCGATATTTCGTTTTGTCAGCGCAACTTGCTGGCCGCCACGAGGAGCGACATCCTGCCACCCTTCGGGGTGAACCTCCCAGTCGGGTCAAGGTGCTGGAGCGGATGAGAGTCGGATGTCTCGACAAGCCCCGCAGTGCTGACTACAGCAGTGGATCTAAAGAGTCGTTGAAGCCTAGGGTTGAATATCTTCGGATAGCCCGACAGCCTGCCGATTCCCAACTAGCCACAGAGTAGTGTTTGTCCACCCCTGAGTCTGGGGTGCTGATGAGGCCCAGCAGGCCGAAACAAACGG